TCGGGTTTAGAGATTTTAATGACGATCCGAAGGTCTGGTACTTTCGGTTGGTTTCCAGAGTCTCGCATCAGGTGTTGGCGATTGATGGAGCCATAGACCTTCCGAATTTGAGCAATCCAGTCTTGTCTTTGGTCGGCGAACCAATTCATTTTTCACCCATACATCTGTTTGAATTCGCGATGGCCTTCAGCGCGGCGGGCGTCCAGATAGTCTGCCAAATCCTGTAGGTGAACGCCTTTGGCAGACTTCTGGCTGGCTTCCATGCGGACAAGGGGAAGTGCCAGGTGGCCTTCATTTATCTTGCGGATGAATTTGGGCAGCGTCAGGTGCGAAAAGTAGTCAGCACGCACCCTGTCTGCCGGAATGACCGCTTGCCCATTGTATTGAGCCATCAGCAGGAAGGCAGTGTTCATGTTGCGACCCCGTTGATGTTCTGGTGTAGGACATCAAATATGGTGACACCGACAAATGGGTTTCTTTCCCATGTTCCGGGGCCGTGTATTTGCTTCCACAAATCGCTGTATCCGCAACGATAAGGTGCGCGCGAAGCGTATTCAGCCGGTTCGGAACCTTCAGCCATAGCACCGGCTTCATCAATGTCTTGTAGCCTTTCGATGCTGAATCCCGTCACGCGCAATGTTAGGCGCGAGAACGCTTTGGGCATGTGGATTGACGGGCGAATTCGGCATGAGCTTTCACCCGGTGACCAACAATATTGAAATTTCGCGTCGGGCTTGAATCTATCGCTCTTTTGCGCATCATCGCGTGATTGGTTAATCAGGCGCAGCATCATGTCTGGATTGCCGCTGTTCAGCCATTCCTTTCGGGCATACCCGTTGGCCATGTAATCCACCGCAACGTCGCCATCGCATTCACCTTTGCCACGCGCCCATTGTTCAGTTCGCCAAGCTCCAATTCGATAGTTTTCCTTGACCCAAACCAGGTCACCGGGCCTTGGTCCGACCAAAACAGTTTCCGCGCCGTGCTTATGTGGGACGTTGGTAAACCATCCTTCAAATTTGGGATTCGGCATTTGGCGTCTTTGCCACCTAGTCCCTCCTTCCGGCTTGGCGATGCGCCGCGTTTCTGTTTTGCGACCGGCCAGCAATGCTTCCACCATGGCTGGACTGAACAGCATCGGGATTTGACGGGTCATGTTGGCACCTCGTTCCATTCGCGGCCATCAAGCATGCGCCCGGCGGCTTTCTTGCCGATGCGGTGCATGGACATCGGGTGTGGGCCTGCGAACGCGCTGTGCGGTGCCTTTGGGAATTGGCCTTTTTTGCCTAAATCGTATTCGGTGCCGTCACTGTCCATGCAGATGGCATCAAAGCGATTGTGGGTGCTGGCGTCAGGGTGCTGGGTTGGTGGTTCATCGTGCAATGCGGGTCCGTTGGTTTCATCGTGTTCGGAATAAGGTTGCCATTCCCCCCACTGCTTAAAAAGAAAGGCTGTGCCAGCTGCTTTGCACTGGTCGCGCAGCGATGTTGCCCAAGCGGGGTGCATCGGGCGCGCGTTTGTGCCGCTTTCACCACCGCAGATGACCCAATCAATGCCATCGAACTTGCGGCCATGACCCTTGGCATCAAACCCAATTAGGCAGTCAATTGAATAATCCTTGCCCATTGATGTCAGATTAATTGGGCCAAGCATGGGTTCTGCGCTGACAAAGCGCATGGCCGCAGGTGTCTTCAGCAGGAGTGGAATGTTCTGGTCTGCCGTCTTCTGCGTCCCTGCGCTGGTGCCAAGCCAGACGTTTGGCCAGCCATCATTCCAGTCGGACGGCAGCATCTTTGCCATGTTCTGCGGTCGCTTGGTCAGCAGCAGCCAATCCAGTTGGTCACATTCGCGAATGAGTGCCCAAAGGTCGCTGCGCCATGTGGGGTCTACGGCATTGTCGAAGACATCAGCCAAGGATGCGCAGAACACGCGCTGTCTGCGCCCGTGGGTGGCAAGGAAGGCTTCTGCCTGCGCGTTCCACTTGCGTGGCTTCTGCCAGTTCTGTGCGCTTGTCCTGCGGCGTGGTGCCTTTGGACCCCAATGGATGCCACCAGTGAAGCGAACGTCACGGGCTTCGGCATAGCAGTTGTCACATTCTGGCGCGACTTTCTGGCATCCTTCCCATGGGTTGAAGGTGTGGTCTGTCCATTCGATTTTTGATTGTTCAGCCATCACAAAAGTTCCTCTGTTTCATGCAGGGTTAAGGCACCGGGCTTTTCCCAAGTGAAAGCGCCATCAATTGTTGTCTCTAATCGGTCGCGGGCGATGTCCAAGATTTCAGCCACGATTCTTCCACGGATTTCCTTGGCGATGCGGCGTTCCCTTGCGGCGGGGTGTTCGATTGCTGGGGTGATGCCATCGTGAACTTGCACCAGACGTTCCAGTTCATCCCAAAGCGCGTCACAGCACGCACCATGGTGGCCAATCTGCTTTTCAGGTGAACGTGCCCACGCTGCTGCATCATCGCGGGCTGACAGCGTTCGTTTTGCCAGCGCCAAAATGCGCTGCAGGTCATCTTCGATGTCTGAAGGTTGGGTCATTCTGTCAAGTCCGGATCATGGAGGTGTGGGTCATCGCGTGACACCTGTTGGAATGGCCAGTCTTCACCACGGGTCTTGGCGCGCTGCTTCAACGTCTCTGCCTGATGCATGTGGCCAAGCCATGACCAATGTTGGTTGGTGGTGGTGCCACTACCTGACATGTGCAGAAATTTACCCGTGCTTGGGTCACGCAGACGCACCTTGCTTTTAGACTGCATGATTTCGAATCCGCGTTCGCGTGGGTTTGCTAGGATTGCGGGCATATGTCTTCTGGCTCCAATAGTATTTGCGGGCGTCCGCAAGCTGCAGTTCGTAGGTTTCGCGCAGTGTGAAGGCGATGCGACCGGTGCCATTGCAGTGGTTGCACTTCTGGCTGGTCTTCGACCCAAGAGTGGTGCGTTTGCGGTCTTCTTCGCGGCGCAGTTCACAGGCTGGGCAGTTGTATCCATTGCCGTGCAATGATGGGTCTGGCATTGGTCGTTTCCCATTCAGTTCTTGCCATTGCTGCGGCGCATGCGTCGGATGCATCGGTTCATTATCCGTTGGCGTTCACCCACTAGGTCATCCAGACCGCGTTTGCGGCGCTCAATGCGCACATGCAGCTTGGCCAAGCGGCGCAATTCCATTTCGTTTGCAAAATGTAGCCACGCAACGCGAAGCCCAAATGGTTCAGCCTTTTCAGTTGGTTGTTCACTGTTGTGGCCAATTCCAGCCAGCACCGGTGTAGTGGGTGCTGCTACACAGGTGCTGGTGGTCTTCATGCAGCTGCCGACGTATTGCGCGGTGCGCGGCCAATGATGTCGCGCAGGTCATCCAGTTCGATGAATGCATCAGCCTGACGGCGCAGTTCGTCTGCGATGAGTGACGGACAGGTCTTTTTGCTTGATGCAACGCTAACGCGGGTGCCTTGGGTCTGCAGGTGCGCGACCAATGGGCAAAAGTCGCGATCACCGCTGAATAGAATGGCGTGATCGATGTGAGGTGCCAGCGTGATCGCGTCCAGGGTCAGTTCGACGGCCATGTTGCCTTTGACCTTGCGCGTGCCATCTTGGGCGGTGAATTCGCGCGCAGGCTTGGTCACCACATTCCAGCCGTTGTATTGGATGAAATCCAGCAGCGGTCGCAGGGGTTGGAAATCTTCAGTTTCATGGATTGCGGTGAAGTAGCTGGCGCGAACCAAGTGGCCTGCATCTGCGAAGTGGGCCAGCAGACCCTTGTAGTCTAATTCCAATTCCAGCTTCTTTGCTGTTGCATAAAGATTTGGACCATCGACAAAAATGGCAATTCGTTCGTCTTTGTAAAACATGGTATTGGTTCCTTTAGGATGATGATTTTGCAACGGCCGCTTCAAGCGTCGCGATGGCGAGAATGGTGGGTTTGACGTCTGGTTCTGCCGTGTCGTAATTGCGGCCCCAGCGGTTGTTCAGGCGGGGCAGCATGCTGCGATCAATCAGCTTCCAATTGGAGGGAGCGGTGTTGGTTTTGTCCCCGTCCAGACACTTCAGGCACATGCCTGCCGGAATAATTCCGTTTTCGGATTCCCAAAGGTGTCGATGTTTGTGGACGTACTGACGATCTGCGCCGGTGTATGGGTTGTTTTCGGCCACGCTGATTTCCACGTATCCGTCTTTTGAAACCCGTTCGTGACCGATGAAGTTCTGATTGTGGGGTGCCTGACCCTTTTTGAACTGCGTTTTGGCGCTGTTAGGGTTGTAGGGCATCTTTTTACCCTTGTTCATTGGTACATCGCCTTTGCCGTAGCGGCCTGTGCGACCGGTCAGCCATCCATTCCGTTTGCACAGTGCGTGGTAATTCGCGAGCGACACGTCAGGTCTGGCAAAAACCGCCACAAATCGGGCGTGGGCTTCGCGCCGCATCATCGATCGGTGCTGGAATACCCATGCCAATTCGTCGGAGCTGTATGCAATCGGTGACCCTTTCATTGGGATCGGTTTCCAATTTGGGGCAGGTGTGGCAAAATCTTGTCGCCAAATTCAGCATACATTTTTGCGGCCTTCAGCTGAAGATCCGCATTGCTGGTGATTTTGTCGGCAACCGCAACCATGGCGCTTGCTCGGTTGACCTCTTTTTCCATGCCTTCAGCGTCAAGGTCTTCGTCAGACAGGCGTTCCATCTGGGCGAACAGATGATCGTTTAAATCAATCAATTTGTTTTTGGTCATTTTCGTTCCTATCGCGGTGCTTGAATGCGCCCAGCCCAGGCGTCGAATTCGGTGCGCAGGGTCTGGAATTTTTGGGCGGCGTCAGCGTTTGTGTTCAGATCGCGGCGGCTGTTCACCCTGCAGAATGTGCGGATGAATTCAGCAGCTGCTGAACGGGCAAGCTGGACCCCTGACTTGATGGTGCGCGTGCCTGCGAACTTTTGGAACAGTTCGTCATTGCACAGCATGCCAGCCTGTTGGGCGTTCGGCAGGTCATTGAAGTGCCGCGCATGGGTGTTTTTCACTTTGGGGGTTGGATGCGCCATCACCCGCACCCTTCTTCGAAATGCATGCGGTTTTGGTATTTCGTGGTAATGTCTTGCAGCGCTTCCAGCCGCGCGGGTGTCATGTTGAAATCAAGAGACAGGCGCAGGATTTGCACGTCTGCCATGTCGCACTGACAGTTCAGTGCATCGCGTGCCTGCGCTTCGATGTCAGCCATAGGCCAGGCACCTGAAATCATCACGGCGTTTGTCTGTATATCGCCGTTCCGACGTTGCCAGGTAACAAGCCAGACTTGGGTCGGGAACATCGTGTTCACTTCTGGTGGGCGTGTGGGTGAGATGGTTTCACGCTGTCGGGTGAAGCGGCAAAAAAAGGCGGCGGGGGCTTGCAGCCGCCGCCCGCCAGTTCTGCCGGTTTCACAGGCAACGGTGGCGGGGTCTTTCGCAGTCAACCTGTTGAGGTTCTGCAGGATCGCCCGAATGCGGTTTTGAAAGACGGCACTCATGCTGCCGCTTCCATTTCCTTTATTATTTGCTTGGCGGCCGTAAGTTCGGCGGCATCGCGCGAATGCATCAACAGGGTCTGGCATGCGGCCATCAGTGTGCGTGGTGCAATCGGGTCAGGTGCGCGGATAATGGCACGGGCACGTTCGACGCTTTGCTGCGCTGCTTCTCGATGGATGGCGGCGCAAGGCGGCGCGCGGTGCTGGACCAGTTCAGCAGCCATTTCGGGGATGGCCACGGCCAGAAGGGCACGGGTTTCCACGTCCCATTCGCCGATGCTTGCCTGCGCGTTCGGTGCCGCCAATTCAGCCAGCAACTGGTCGGTAATTAGTGGGGTGTTTGCCTTGTCATGCATTGTCGCCTCCATCGATGTGATGGGGCGTGTTTAGTAGTCTAAAAATCCTAAGTCAACAAAAATAGGATAAAAAGACTAATTCAAATTCAGTCGATGTAATGAACCTCCAACGCCTTCCACGCCGAAGGGTGCCAAGGAGCGTCTGGCCCAGTGTACTGTACAACACAACGATAGTTGTTGCGGATCATCGCCCCAAAAGCGTTTTGTGCGTCTACATAGGTTACAATCGTATATTTACCCTTGCCGTGGTCGATGTAATCTTGACCGCCAGACGGATGCATTGCTGAAGCCGGGGCTAGTAGTCCGGCTTCAATAATCGCTTCACAGGCCGACACTGCATGACGTGGTTCATCCAATGTATCGAGTTCATTGAAGTGGCCGGTAAAACGTTCTCTGTTGTTTTTACTTTCCAGAACGCACCAGCCAAACACTTTAGAAATTGAAAGGGTCTGTAGCTTGTTCTCTGCAAAATCACCCATGCAATTGATAAAGTGTTCCTGGTCTTCAGCGCTTCCATTATTGGCTAGCCGAAGTGCAGTCACAAGGCCCTCGCGATCGGCTTTGTCTGTGGTTTTATAAGTTGACAGAGGCGCTTCAAAATCATCCTGAGTAAAGATCCGCGATTCAGGATCACTGTGGTTAAAATAGTAGTAAACTCCGTAGCCCAAAGCGGCCCAAATGCAAATTCCAATAATAAAATCAAATATTTTTTTCATACCATCTCGTCAGGTCGACGCCCTTATAAATTGATTCTGTGGCTCTGGCACAACTTTAGACGCAAAATGTGGTAGACTCCATAAGTTTCAGGCACCCCATTTGGTGTGCTTGCAATCAAGGCTTATGTTCGCTTAATGTTCTGTATTTGAAAGGCGGTCAATTTGACAAAAAAGAGTCTTATTTTGTATTTGGAAGACCTGGTTTCTGAGCCATCTCGCGCGCGTCGCGAAGCCCTTCTCCGTAAGTTACAAGACGAATCCGCTCTTCAATTGTTAGCTGTGACATTAGGTGACGAATACGTTGGTCTTCTGCGTCAGCAGGAACTGATGCGTTCTGAAAAGAGCCAGACATGAATTCTTCAAGTGTTGTGCCTAATGCACTACAAATTTTGATGGCGGTATCAACTCGCGGGTTTTGGGTATCACCCTTCAGTAGCTTGCGGATGACGCTGTTGCTAAGTCCTGCTTTAGTGGCAAGGCCCGCTTCGGTTAAGATGGGGTCAGCCTCAATTGCAGCTCTTAATCGTTGTGCGAAGGTTCTTTCAGTCATGCTTATAGCCTAACAAAATAGGATTATTTGCCTATCGTCTAAAAATCCGTTGCATACATAGGATAAAAAGACTAAATATCCCCGCATGGAACAATTCATGCAGCAAGTACGCGCCTATGCAGGGGCGCTCGGGGTAGAGCCGACGACCATTGTGCAGCGTGCCGCCAAGGTCAGTGGTGCGGCGTGGTCAAGGTGGGATGTTGGCGCTGGTTCTCCAACTCTCGCAACGGCTGACAAAATTCTAAAATACATCGCCGACAACCCCGTTCCTGCTGTCGAAGTTGATGCCGACCCCCCGAGGGAGGCTTCGTGATGCGTGATTATGTTGATGCCAGTTTGCGCGGCACATTGCCCGTTGATCCAATATCAGGTCAGCAGGGCGTTTGTTTTGACCTTGCTGACGGATCGGTTGTTCGGCTGCGTCTGGACTGGCAAAGCGCGCAAGCCCTGTCGGATTGGATATCTGACCATTGGGATGATTACCGCGGCAGACGTGATAGTGGCGTTTTGTCCCAATCTTCTGGATCATCGGGCAGTTCGCACTCGGATGGATCGCCGCAGGACGGCCAAAAGGTCGATCCGCCCAAAAGTTCTTCAAAAGCGGGGATCGGGTATGCGTAACTGCCAAGGTTTTCATCTTCAAAATAGACATGGAAGCGGCCTTGTCTCTTCTGGATGCGCCATATCCCGTGTTTGTTTTCGTGTCGTAAATAATATGTGTCCCAATCCAATTGTCGTTCCTTTCGCAAATCTGAAGGCGGTTGGCTGATGGCGTTTGTGTTTTCCAGTTCAATTGCATGTCGCTGTTGTGCCGCACCTATACGCACGCGCACAGGAAACGAGGTTTCCTATGGTGTGGTCAATGCCTGAGTATCCGGCGGGCATACGTCGAGATGATGGAAGTCGTGTCCTGTGGCTGTTGTTCAGACACTTGCTGAATGGTTCGCCCCTGACAGATGCGGAGTGGTTTCGATTTTCGCTTCGATGGGAAGATATTCGGGCAATGCGGTGCACGACCTGCGTTTGCACTGTTAGCCGCTGCCCCAAGTGTCGCGATCAAACTGAATACATGCACCGAGTTCTTCGATCTGAAGTTGAAGCTGTGATACGGCGCGGGCCTTCACCTGACTTGGTGGAGCTTTGATATGCGCGCAATAAGCTCATTTATCGCCACTTCAGTTTCGCCATCCAAATGGACTTGGCTTTGTGTTGCAATCCTGCGGCAAAGAACGTCGAATCCTTTGGTTTTGCAAATATCGGCCAGCCTATTCCCAAACAATTCAGAAGGAGAGTCTGGCAATGCCTGATCTTCGCAAGATTTCCCGTGCCAATATGAAGTCCATCGTGGATTGGTTTGGCTGTTTCGATGCGGTTGCAGAAACCATCAATGGCCGTTGGGGTGGTGGCGCAAGTAAGGGCACCATCAGCAAAAAAGTATCCGGAAACCTGGATTGGACCTTGGCGGACGTCATCGCGCTAGAGGATGCATCTGGTCGGTTTCCGGTGACCCGGCTTCTCGCGCGCCGATTGGAAGGCCGTACTGTCTTGGTTGACAACTGTCTGATGCAGCAATCGGGCGTTATCGCGCGGGAAAGTGGTGAAGCGATTTCTGCCATTCTGGCAGCGGAACAATCCAGCGGTGCAGATGAAAAAGCGCAGGCCATAAAGGAAATAGATGAAGCCATGTTGGCGTTGCGTCAGGCACGGGCGCGGCTGGAAGAAAATGCGCGCGCCCATGAGGTGCAAACATGAATTGTGCGGTGTTCCCTGTGGCACCTTCTGGGGGGCGTGCCTTTGGTTCGACCTACGACCTAGCGGGGGCGGGTCAACCCGCGCAAGCCTCCGAATTTAATTGTGACCAACACGCGGACGGGCTTACCTTTGCCCATTGTGTCCATACCGTAGGGGGCGTGGATGTCCGGTTGTTGTGCCCCCTTACCTCCCTGTTGGGGCGGGTCGTGGGGGTTCTTTTCCCTGCGGCCCGCTTTGATTATTGGGTGGCAACATGACTGCCGTAGTTGACATGGGTTTGGATGGTCTTGATGGCCGTCTGTTTGCCTTGTGGATGTCCGGATTTGCCCGGCGCTGGCACATGAACCCTGCGATGTCACACATTGAAGACTTCAATTGTGGGCATCAGGGTCGCTGCGCGATGTTGGTCATCGCTTTGTTTCCAGACCATACCATTGAACTGTTGCGCGCTGCGGTCACGCATGATGCGCCTGAAGTTCGGGTTGGTGACCTGTCGAAAGATATGAAGAAGTGCGGTGGTGAAGCTGTTGAGGCGCATGCTGCATTGGAACGTCATGTCTTGGGTGCGATGGGATTTGCTGAAGACCTGTCACGGTTTGACAAAAAGCGGCTGAAGCTGGTGGACCGGCTGGACGCATTCTTGTTCGTGCAGGTTCGGCATCCCGCAGAGACTGAACGGAATGGTTGGTCTGAAGATCGTGCATGGCTTCAGTCGGAGTCCAAGTTGTTGGGTTGTGCTGATGTTGTGTCAGCCACGTTGCAGGCGGCGTTGGTGGGTGACTTCACATGAACGCAGGCATCATTCAGGACATCACTGTTGGCCCGTGCCGTCTGATTTTGGGCGATTGCTTGGATGTTCTGCCAAACCTGACCGGTGCAGCTGACATGCTGTTTTGTGACGTTGCCTATGAACTGACTTCAGGCGGCAATGCGCACCAGTCGATGGGCGGCATCTTCGCAAAAGACCAATACAACAATGACGGTCTGCTGATGGATGTTCCCGATTGGGAAGAACTTGGTGGGCCATTCTTCCGGGCATGCAAGCCAGATGCGGATGCCTACATCATGGCCAATGACAAGAACCTGTTCCGTGCTGGACTGGCGTTTGAAGGTGCGGGCTGGCGTTTCCACAACCTGCTGGTTTGGGATAAGGTGCGCGCCACGCGCAACCGCTGGTATATGAAGAATCTGGAATTCACAATTTACCTTTGGAAAGGCAAGTCAGACCCCAAGGGCATCCATGATTGCGGGTCAAAGCAATCCTTCACATTGAACGCGAAGAAGGAGACAGCGCACCCGACTGAAAAGCCGGTGGCCTTGGCGCGTCACTACATCTTGAATTCGTCTAATCAAGGCGATGTCATTCTTGACCCGATGATGGGCAGTGGGTCCGCAATGGTCGGTGCGGTTGAATTGGGGCGTCGTGCCATCGGGATTGAAAAGAACCCTAAGTGGTTTGATGTGGCTGTTCAGCGCGTGACTGCGGCTGTTGCGGCCAGTGGCGTTGATGCCAGTTCGCGTCCGACTGCTGAAGTGCGCGGGGTAGTGGCATGAAGGCGCTATTCAAGACAAAGCGCATGCCAAAGAAGGCCAGCCCGCTTGTGTCGATATTTCATCCACATTGGTCGCCATCTGATGATCACGCGTTGCTGAAGGCAAGGGCAGCAGGTGACAACTTCAACGTCATCGCTGACAAATTTGGTCGTCAGCGTGTTGCTGTTGAGCAGCGCTGGCATCGGCTGCGCATCATTCCTGAAATCGTTAATAAACTGGAAACTTTTGGCCTGACATCGAAGCCCTATCCTATGAATGGGGGTCAGCAATGACAGCGCGCCGACATACCAATTTGACCATTCGCGGGGCCACTTACCGTGACGCAGACCATGCAGCTGCAGAATTGAACGTTCACCCTGTGACCGTGCGGGCCCATGCCCGTGCTGGCACGTTGCACCGTTGTGGTGCTGGGTCCAGCGGTGTTGAGCCGACACCAGTTCGCGTTCGCGGTCTTGATTTTGCAAGTGCGGAAGCAGCTGCTGCGCACTTTGGGGTTCATATCCAAGTGGTCTATCGCAGGTTGGTCGATGGTCGCCCCGATGACATTGGTTTGCCGAATGCGCGCGGCCAGCACATTGCCAAGCCGGTGGTTATCGGACCGGTCTCATTCAGATCGATGCGCGACGCTGACCGTGCTTTGGGGTTTGGCAAGGATTACGTGCAGAAAGCGTTCAAGCGCAATTCAAAACCAATGCTGGAACGCATCTTTGCGGCCGCAATGCGGTATTCCGAAATTGCTGCAAAACGCCCGTCTACGTCGTCAAATGGAGTTTCGGCACCATGACCAAATCGGGCCCCAACACAGCAAACGCACTGGCGGCGCATCTTGAAGTCGAACCCTTTGCGGATGTCGCTTTCAAGGAACTGGCAATGTGTCCATTGGTTGAACCGGGAATTTGCATGAATCCGCTATGCTCGCGACACTTCGCGCCGTCGCGGTCGTGGCAGCGCTACTGCAGCACCGCCTGCCGCAAAATGGATGAACTGGACATGCGACGCATCGGCCACAAGGCTGCTCCAGCGTTGCTGGCCTGGCGTGCTGGCAAATATGAAAAAGAAAATGATGATCTGCGCGCACTGTCGCGTGTTGGTCGCAATTATGTGTCGCGGTTGTCTTCCGACTGGTGGAATGACCGGTTGCGGCGCGCAAATGAAGGGATTTCCTGATGCACGGGCCTATGGCGGTCGCATTATATAGCGGCATGTTTTTCGGACTGTTTTTAGAAGCAGGACTTTCGAATTGGATTTTGGCATTTTGTTTGTTTGCGTTCGTTGCGGCGGGCATTTGGGCTGAAGCAAAACTTGCAAATGGTGGGGTGTCAAATGAGTGAACCCGCAACAACAATGCGGCTGGTCGATGCTGATGATGTCTTCGACTATCCCATTCCTTCGACAGAACGGCTGGAAAGCCATTATTTCATCACTTTCCACTATCGGCGCTGGCTTAAGTCAGAGTTTCGCAATCTTGCGGATCTTGATGTTCGCGCGGTTGGGTTCGACCTGTTCTGTGAGGCGCAGGATGAAGCACCGGTTGGCACGCTGCCCATGGATGAACGCTTACTGGCCAAGTTGGCTGGTGTGACGCTGGAAGAATGGAAGCGTCTATGTGACCGGCCTATTGGCCCGCTCTATGGGTGGCACGCCTGTCGCTGCGATAATGGCCACATGCGTCTTTATCACAAGACCGTCTTGGAAATGGCCAAGGAAGCCTTGGGGATGCGTGAAGATCATTTGGAAAAGCGCGCAGCTGATCGTGAACGCAAGCGTCTGAAGGACTTGCCAGCACAGATCGTGCGCGGTGGGGGCACCACGCGCATGGGTGAAGATGCGGCTTTCATCATTCAGTTCGACCAATTTCTATTGGACCAGTTTGATGGTCGTCAGCGGCGTCCAAACATTGTTCGGGAAGCGTTGGAAATGTGGTCTCTTCAACGGCAAGAAACAGCGAATTTACACCAAACCTAATCAGTCGCATTTCTTCCGGCGGAAGGAACTTGGAAGGAACTTGGAAGAAACCGGAAGGAATTCGGAAGGTTTCTGGATGATTTAAGCGTGAACTTTTCCTTTTTGGGGCCGGTTTGTTCCGGACTGACAAGGAGAAGGAAAGAATAAGAAAAAAAAAGATTTACGGATCGCCCAAATATTGGGGGTCAGAACATTTGGAAAGGTTGGAATGCTTAGAAATGGGAAAAGACGATGGACAGTGCAGCACAGGCAGACGGTGAGAAAAGGGTCAAACAGTTTTTGATCGAACCATTGCAGCTTAGGGGATTGGCCAAGCCAACAACTCTGACCAAGGTTCAATTCGATGACATGGTGAAAGACCTATGTGCGCGGTTGGCATATATGACCGACCTAAACTTGCAGGCACTGGAAGATCAGTGCGCTGGCAATGCAGGCGGCAAGGGGAAGGACCGCTTCCCAATCGCCAACCACATTTTGGATTGGGCCGGTCAAATTCAATCGCCTGAAGGAGATGGATCGCCATTGATCCGCGCTGTGTTTTCACAGTCATTGGGTTTGGACGCGTTGACGCAAGGTTGGGCACCTGAACTTCTTAGTGAATTGAAGCAATCACGCCGCTGGCCAAAACCGTTTGTGGTCCGTCTTATTCGTGACCGAGCCGAGAATGCGATCCGTCAGATGCGCAGTGTCGAAGAGCGGTTGGCGCGTGGCACTGATGTGCCACCCAACGAAGCGGATTGGCGCAACCGGCGCTTAGCGATTATTCGCCGCTGTCAGGCCATCGCTGATCTTGGTTCGAGAGACGGGGGCGGAGTATGAACGCCATGACAGCAGTGACCGCACGGGAAATCCAATGGTTCGCAGTGCGGATGAAACCCAACGCCAGCGGTGGACCACGCACTGCCATCGTGGATGTTGAAAAAGAGCAATACACCAACCGCGCAGGCGCGAGGGCATGGCGCAAGGTCAAGGGCACTGGCACCCGCGTTTTCCTGCCAGAACATTTGTTGAAACGCGCGGGGTTCGAAGTCTTCCTGCCTGTGAAGAAGGTTCTGCGCATCAAGAACCGTTTCACCAAAGAAAAGCATTGGGTTTCTGTGGCCCTGCTGGCCGACTGGATGTTCGTTGGTTTACCGATTGTAGAAGGTGAATATGGGCGCGGCGTGCCGGGCTGGAAGAAGCTAATGGAACTGGATGTTGTTGCGGGTGTCATGGGCACGGGTGGCAGGCCAATCCAGATGTCGGATGCCACGATCATGCGCCTGATGCGTCAGTTTAGCAGCGGTCGGGTTTCGTCGGAAGTCAAGCGCCGGGTGGCTACGCGCCGCGTGTTTGGGGTGGGTGACACTGCGCGCGTGGTCGATGGTCCGCTTGAAGGTCAGAATGTTCGCATCGTGGACATTTCTGGTCAAAGATCCAAAGCGATTCTGAACATCTTGGGTGGCAACATTGAAGTTGAAATCAGTTCAAACCTGTTGACCAAAGCGGATGATCCGCAAGGGTGATTGGTGTTCGCCTGATCGCATCGCAGAAGGAGCGAGCGCAAAATCTTTTTGCAGCAGATGCATCGGGCTGGCCTAACGACGTTGGGCATTGCCAAGAACTGGAAGCCGCCAGTAAACGGAACTAATTCACTGATTTGCTGGAAGATTATCGCACTTCACCGAATGCATGTCATCGACAACTTCGCGCCCGGCTGCAGATTGTTAAGCGTCGGGCGCGATTTGTTAACGGGTGTTGACAGATGCGGGGTCGGTTCGTTAACAGGAAATCAGGACGACCCTAAGACACTGCCAAATTAAGTATCACAGCGAAAGCTGGAAGTGGTAAGCCCGAGGCCCTGACGTTAGCGAAAAGGCAATATGCCGGTCGCGCGGTTAGAATTAAGAGATATGCCCAAACGCAAAGCCCGGCTGCAAAGTCCGGGCTATTTTTTTGCGTGGCATCGGCATCTGGTGATGTGCGGTGCTTTTTAAGGGCTTTCCCCGAAACTGAAGGAGATGAAGATGAAACGAACATTCATGTGCGGTCTGGCCGCAATTGTTGGATTGGTCACGATGGCGGGCGCTGCGATGGCGCATCACGCTGATGTCGATGTGCTGACGATGGACCTGCAGCCGGATGTCGGCATCTATGAACTGACGCTGATGCCTGACGGTGCTGACCTGCTGATGGGCGCGGATGTTCTGGCTGAAGTCGATGTTGTCCCTGACGGTCTGACCGGTGCTGCCAACATGGCGGTGCAAGTGGCATCCTTGACGGAACCGATGGCAACGCGCGGCGCTGCATCCAGCACGATGGTCGATGATGCAATGCGCCTTTGGCGCGCGCGAACCGTCGATGCTTTCACTGTTTCGCCTGACCTGCTGATTTAGGTTCTGGCTGTCTGAAGATACCAAGCCGGGTGCAGGATGCTGCGCCCGGCTTTTTTTGTAACAGCTGCACGCAAAGGGATTTGCCATGTTCAGGGTCGGTGAAGTCGATGTGCGTGACCTTGAACGGTTCGGCAACATGATCGGTGCTTTGGGTCAGGATGGACCAAAAGCAGTGAACCGTGCATTGAACCGCACAGGTGACATGGCGCGCACCCGTGTGGTTCGCGCACTGGCCAAGCAGACAGGGTTGCCGCAGAAGACCATCCGCAAGGCAGTGAAGGTCAAGCGGTCATCGTGGCAGGACTTGGAATATCGACTGTCATCATCTGGTGGTGATGTGTCGCTGAAATACTTCAAGGCGCGTGAGACACGGCGCGGCGTGACCGCTTTTGTGCGTGGCGAACGTGAACTGTTCGAAGGTGCGTTCATCAAGGGCGGCAGCTTTGCGCGTGGGCGTGTGGCGCTGAACATGGGTGGTCATGTCTTCCAGCGTATCGGTGGTCGCACCGAATTGGAAAAGCTGAAATCGGGCGTGTTCATCCCAATCGAAATGGTTCAAGGCGCACCCGCTGCCGCGTTCGAAGATGTTGTGGCTGATGTTCTGCCGCGTCGTCTTGATCATGAAATCAATCGGGTATTGGGCATTTGATTGGTGGCCTTAGCTTATACTCTAACGTCAAAAACAATAGGGACCGTACCGCCATTCTGACCGCACGCGGGGCGGAAGCTGCCCGAGGGTTCGCTAGTCAGACGGGTTTTGTAAAGCCTTAACAATGAAGGGGTGCTGCTTAACATGCAGCCGTTTGGCAATCGGATATGACGCAGCCCGCCGGGGAAGTTTGGAAACCATGCAGCCAGCACAGGAGCATCAATCGCAGGCAGACTTTGCGCGCCACATGGGCGTCACCCGTGCGGCTGTCAGCCAGTGGAAAAAGAAAGACATCTTGCGCGCAGACGCATTCACCCAACCTGAAAAGAAGGGGAAGGTGGTTGTCGCGGTCGCCCTTGAACAGGTTCGGCGCAACCGTGACATCGGGCAAGCGCTTGGAAACGGAATTGGAACACGAACTTCGACGGATGCACCATCAGCTGATGAACAGCCTGAAAATGTGTCAGCTGAAGAAGTCCAGCCAGACCTTCCGGGTGCAGATGTTGCGCCGGTTCAAATTGAACCAACCGCTGCTGCACCTGCAAAGCCAAAAGTGGACACGGTTGAAGACCTACTGAAGCGCGCGAAGTTGGAACAGCAGCTACGCACCAACCGGATTCAGGCATCAGAAGAAGCGCTGCGCCAAGGTATGCTGATCGCTGCTGAAGATGCGCGCGAGCAGATGACCCGTGTGGCCAGCATGATGCTGCAGATTTTTGAAGGTTCATTACCTGAACTCTCAAAGTCGATTGCGGCTCAATTCGATATTTCGCAACGGGATGTCCTGCATCTGCTGCGCGCGGAATTCAAAAAGATGAGGGCCACCGCATCCGTAAAGGAAAGGGCACGGACGGCTGCGGTTGAGCCGGAGGAAAACGCCGAAATCGAATTGGGTTAAGCATGTTGGATATCGCAGTCACAAGTGCAAAATGGATGGTTCACGATGTCTTGGCGAATGTGTTGGAGCCGCCAGAAGACGTCGACTACCTGAAATGGGCAGTAGAAAATATTGAGTTTTCAAAACGTGAAAGCGAATTTGATGGGTCATACAATACAGAACTATTCAAGTTTTTCGAAGAAATTTTAACGGCGCTTGGGCCTGATGACCCATGTCGGATTGTCACTCTTCGAAAATCGGCCCAATTGGGTGGCACCGTTTTGGCAAATATTTTCACTGGTGGTTCCATGGATATGGACCCCGGTGATTTCCTGTATGTGCATCCGACGCATGACAACGCTGTGCGCTGGTCTAAAATGAAGCTGTCACCAATGCTGAAAGGCACCACGGCGCTTCGAAAAATATTCCCGATGAAGGCCCGCGATGGGCAGGACTCAGTGACGTATAAAGAGCGCCGTGACGGACGTGGCGCTTTACTTATTTCAGGTGCAAATTCGCCAGCTTCGCTGTCGCAGGTTTCCATGAATCGCCAAGTTCAAGATGACCTTGCGAAGTGGGAAATGAACAGTGCCGGTGACCCTGAAACACAAGCGGATAGTCGAAGCAACGGGCGCGAGTTTGCAAAGATATTCAAAGTGTCGACGCCAATGGTTTTACCAGGCTGCCGAATAAGCGCCAACTATGATGCTGGTAGCCAAGAGGAACCCTACGTTCCTTGTCCACAGTGCAAGTTCATGCACGTTCTTGAGTGGGAAAGCATGCTGCAGGCATTGGATGAAGAACATCCTGAAAGTGCGCACTTTGT